ACTCTGCCGATATTTTATTTTTATACGGTAATGGTTCAGAAAAAGCTAGAATATGGATGGATAATACCTATGTTCCCGGTGATGAAAAGGGGCCTAATTACCGAGTTATGACCAACACTAGTCCCGCGTCTGAATGGAATACTAGATTGGCAACCCTTGTTGATCTTGGTAAATATCTTCCTCTAACAGGTGGAAGCTTAACAAATAACTTGATTATAAAGAGCGGGAAGGTTTTATATTTATCTCAACCTGATAACAAGAATAGTAGTAGTTTGTCAACTTCAAGTAATGGCACTTTGTTTTTACATGCAGTATCTTGGATGAATCTGTGTGCAGCACAGCAAGTCCAGTGCCGTAATGCTACTGACTCTGGATGGGTTAATATTGCTGCAGCCAACATATCATCATCGAGAAGATTTAAGGAAAATATTCAAGACCTTACTGAAGAAGAAGCACGGAAATTACTTGATGTAAGAACCGTCACATTCGACTTTAAAGAGGAGTACGCTCCTAGTAGTGACTGGGAACACGAAAGATTCCATCAGCAAGGTGTTATTGCAGAGGAAATAAAAGATATTTTCCCCACTCTTGTGAGATACAGCAATTATGAGAATCCGGATGAGGATCCCGTTCCTACATTTGTTGAATATTCTCACTTTGTACCCTATCTCATCAAGATGGTTCAGATGCAGCAGAAAGAAATTGATGATTTAAAGAAACAAGTTGACTATTTGTTCAACTCAAAATGATACTCAATCTTGTATGAGCGAGCAAGATTTAGTATAAAGTAACCTATTAACAATTATATTTTTATGAAGGAGGACACAAGAGAGACAACATGGGAAGATACAGTCGTGATAATTACAGCGGGCATAGCGAGAAAGACGAAATGATATTTAAGCTTGAGCAGATGATGAACTCTGCCAAGTCTTAAAAGGATCGCATGATGTACATTGACGCTATTGAAGCACTTAAACGTAATTGATACTGTCCTATTCAACACTCATAACCCTTCCTACCTTCCAAGAACGTTATAGATATTTGAAACAATCGGGAACCGTTGCTGAGGAAACTTTCGGCGGACACCGATATTTGAATCAAGCATATTACCGCTCTCCTGAATGGAAACAAGTACGTAACCGCGTTATCATCCGCGATAAAGGATGTGATTTAGGTATGGAAGGGTTTGAGATAAATGACCGGATCTACATCCATCATATCAACCCCATCACTGAGGAAGATATTTTGGATCGTAGTCCGGCATTGTTTGATATGGACAACCTGATCTGTGTAAGCTTCAACACTCATCAGGCTATACATTACGGCGATGAAAGCATGCTACCGATTAATTATTTCGCAGAACGCCAGCCCGGCGATACAAAATTATGGTAAAAAGCGGAGGGCTCTCAAATGAAATGGCACGGAAAAATAGGATTTGAAACCCAAGTCGAGGTCTCGTTAGCCCCCGGCAAAGCTACAATATGGAGACCGGATATTGTTGAACGTCATTATTACGGAGACGTTCAAAGGTTAGTAAAAAGATACGATACTGGAGATAAGGTTAATAATGATATTTCAATTAATAACCAGTTCTCTATAATAAGTGATCCCTTTGCATCAAATAATTTCTTTAATATGAAGTGGATCGAATGGATGGGAAGAAAATGGGAAGTAAAAGAGGTAACCGTAGAGCCGCCTAGGCTTACTATTAATATAGGAGGTGAATACAAAGATGGGAACAACGCTAGAACTCCAGAACGAACTTAAGAAACTTCTAGGTTCTGACAATGTATATTTTCAGCCTCCTAGCAATTACCAAATGAGTTACCCTTGCTTTGTATTTGAACGAGGAAGTGGCTCCCAAACAAATGCTGACAATTATACTTATAGATTTACTAAACGATATACTATAACACACATCGGATATGATCCGGATGATGACATTATTGACAAAGTTGTTCATCATTTTCAAATGATAAAGTATGACAACCATTTTGTTAATGATAATCTACAGCATGATGTGTTTAGTCTATACTGGTAAATGGAGGATATTTTATGCTATCTAATACAGCTACACCGATCTATTATGGTCAGTTTAGAGAAGCAGTATTAAGAGGCGAAATACCTGTAAACCGAGAGATCTCTATGGAAATGAACCGTATAGATGCTCTCATCAAAAATCCAGACGTTTACTATGATGACATGGCCATTAATGGATGGATCAAATATTGCGAAAACGAACTTACATTAACTGACGGTTCTGATTTTCACATGCTTGACACATTCAAATTGTGGGGAGAACAGATATTTGGATGGTACTATTTCCTAGAGAAATCAGTGTTTGATCCTTTCTCAAAAAGATATGTTCTTAAGTCGATAAAGAAACGTCTAATTAACAAACAGTATCTGATAGTCGGTCGAGGTGCCGCTAAATCGCTTTATGACACATGCATTCATGGATATTTCTTAAATGTTGATACCACAGCAACTCATCAGATAACAACTGCACCGACTATACAATTAGGAGATGAGGTATTAAGTCCGTTAAGAACTGCTATAACTAGATCCAGAGGAGATCTGTTTAAGTTCTTGACTGAAGGTTCTTTACAAAATACGACAGGAAGTAAAGCAAATAGACAAAAATTGGCTTCAACGAAGAAAGGTATTGAGAATTTCCTCAACAGTTCTATTCTTGAAGTAAGACCTATGTCTATAGATAAACTTCAGTCAATGAGATGTAAGATTGCTACTATTGATGAGTGGCTATCTTCTGATGTAAGGGAAGACGTAATGTCAGCTCTTGAGCAGACCTGTTCAAAAGTTGACGATTGGTTAATCGTTGCTACAAGTTCTGAAGGTACGGTTAGAAATGGTCCTGGAGATGATATTAAGATGGAGTTAATGAGTATTCTCAAGGGAGAATACTATGCTCCGCATACAAGTATTTGGTGGTATAAACTCGATGATGTTGAAGAAGTCCGATATCCCGAAATGTGGATTAAAGCAAATCCTAATCTCGGAAAGACGGTAAGTTATGAAACTTATCAGACTGAGGTCGAAAGAGCAGAGAATGTTCCAAGTACTCGAAATGATATTTTAGCAAAAAGATTTGGAATACCTATGGAAGGTTATACGTATTTCTTTACTTATGACGAAACTATGCCTCAGAGGCTGCATAGTCTTAAAGGTATGGCTTGCTCTATGGGTGCAGACTTATCACAGGGTGACGACTTCTGTTCATTCAGTTTCTTATTCCCGCTTCCTGGAGGAGCATTCGGAATAAAGACCAGGAATTATATTTCAAGTAAAACACTTGACAAATTGCCTCAAGCTATGAGAATGAAGTATGAGGATTTCATTAATGAAGGTTCCTTAATTGTTATGGATGGTGTCATTCTTGATCTTATGCAAGTTTACGATGAATTGGATGGATGGTTGACCCGTGTGGAGTACGATGTTAGATGCTTCGGATACGACCCGTACAATGCTAAGGAATTTGTCGAGAGATGGGCTAATGAGAATGGACCTTTTGGAATTGAGAAAGTTATACAGGGTTCTAAAACTGAATCTGTACCTCTCGGAGAGATCAAGAAACTAGCGGAAGAAAGGTTATGGATATTTAATGAAGAGATTATGCAGTTTGCTATGGGTAACTGTATAGTCATGGAAGACACAAATGGTAACAGAAAACTCCTTAAGAAACGCTACGAGGCAAAGATTGACCCCGTGGCAAGTGCTATGGACGCTTTCATTGTTTACAAGAATAATCAAGACGCATTCGAATAAGGAGGAATACCAATGGATCCAACAATAGCAGTGATTCTAACATCATCTGTAGTTGGCGTACTAATTTCAAGTATATTTGCTTTTGTTCAATTTCTTATAACCCGAAGAGATGAAAAGAAAAAGAATAAGGCAGAAGACTTGAAAGAGATAGAAGAACGTTTAGAAAAATTGTCAGATTTATGCATGGGATTGGCATACGACCGGATCATTCATGTAGGCTCCGGATATTTGAGCAGAGGCTGGATTACTATAGACGAACGTGAGGATTTCAGAAAGTATCTATGGACTCCATATCACAATGCAGGAGGAAATGGATCCGGAGATGCCATGATGCATGCAATTGATGCTTTACCTATAAGAAAGGAGAAAGTACATGAGTAATAAAGTCTATGATATTTTAAAGTGGATTGCACAGATCCTGTTACCTGCAGTCGGTACCCTTTACTTTGCCCTTGCACAGATTTGGGGTTTCCCTTATGCGGAGCAGATTGTTGGTACTATAACTGCAATCGATTGCTTTCTTGGTGCTCTTCTTGGAATAAGCACTGCTATGTATAAGAAGAAGGAGACTGAAAAATGACAGCAAATGATCTTATAACCCGGGCCAAGGATTTAGCATCCCAGAAAACGATGTATGTTAAAGGATGCCCTGGAAAAAGGATGAACGAGGCTAATAAGCTCAGGTATTCAAGTAATTGTTCTTACAATTCGAATCGAGCAGCAATGATATTTGCAGCTACAGAAGATACCATTGGAATTGATGAGATTCAGATGTTCAATCTTCTAGTTCCCAATGACCGTTTTAATAATATTGGAGACATCATGGATCGTTGCCATGATATTTCTAAAGATTTTAGCACTATTATTCCTGGAGAGATAGTATTTATGCAGGATCGCGCCGGGATATTTATAGGGGATGGCAAAGTCATTACTTGTTCAGCAGCAGGTATTGGTGAAACCATAGTTGACGGTTGGGTATCTCATGGAAAGATGATGTTTGTCGATTATGTGGACAACGAACTTGTTGATATTGTAGAAAAAGCTACTAGCATGGAGAAAGTGGTTAATTCCATAGTGGAGGAAATCAACAATGACGAAACCGATGTGGAAGTACGTGATGGCGGAACTGGGAGCGGGGATAGAATGCACAGCTTGCCATCACAAGCTAAAAGCTATGACCGTAGTAATGGGAGACGTCGCTCTTGATATTTGTCCATTTTGTCAGAAAGAGATGGAACCTTTGGACGACGAACTCTATGACCGTATGAAGGAGGAAGTAAGATGAGTTATAAGGTTGATCCGAATAGAAAGCCGGATAGCCCTCTTGCTAAGTGTGCCATTTGGACTTCTAACTGTACTTTCCCTAGAAACACAAAAAAGAAACCGTCTGAATGGACCATCATACCACACTGTATAGCTGGTAATCCTTCAGCCGAAGCACAGGCACAGGCTTTCCAAAATCCGAACAGAGGTGCTTCTGCGCATTATATTATTGATTCTAAAGGAACTATTGTGCAGAATGTGCCAGAGTGCTGCAGGGCTTGGACTACGGGAGGCGATCTGAATGTTAATGGACTAACTGGTTCAATGATTGACCATGAAGCTATTACCATGGAAATTGCCAATATTAGCAGAGAACCTGATTGGGCTATGTCCGCAGAAGCCGTTAGCAGTCTTGTATGGCTTTGTGTTGATATTTGTCAGAGAAACGGAATACCTAGTCTTAAATGGAAGAACGATAAGTTCTTAGCAGGGACTTCGGAGCAGAATGTAGCAGTTCATAGGTGGTTTGCTAGGAAATCGTGTCCTGGTAATTTCTTGTATAATAACATGGACAATGTTGTTAATACTGTAAACTACATTCTGCTTGGACCGACATCTAATTCATTATATTCTATTAATGGTTTTGATTATAGTCCAGTATTTGATCCGAAATTCTATGCAGATAAGTATGAAGATCTTAGAGTAGCATTTGGAGATAATGATGCTATGCTGTGGAAACATTTCTGTGATTTCGGTATGAACGAATTCAGACAGGCATCTGCAGAATTTAATCCTACAGTGTACAAAGAAAGATATTCTGATCTCCGAGAAGCTTTTGGAGACGACGAATACCTATACTACAAACACTATGTTATGTTCGGTAAAGACGAAGGCCGAATAGCAAATTAATATTTAAAAAAGGAGAAAACAATAAGGAGAATTCGAAAATGAGTAGTGCCGGGAAAAGACCTAAACCAAAGACGTTCTTCATATGCGATAGAAAGAAATGCTCCAATTGTAATCCTGAATGTAAGCACACTTCTGATCCTTCTCATGCTTTGCGATTAGAAGGAAAATTCAAGAAGAACGTTTATGATGGAAGCATGTGGCAGACGGATATTTCTATTGATGGAAAGATTCATACTGCCAATGTAATTTTCTAGCTTAAATCCCTTAATCGGGAAGACTTTTACCTCCTATCCTATTATGGCTAAAGAGTGGTGGATATTCTGCCACTCTGATGCCAGGATAGTAGCATAATTATACCCTTTTCTTTTTGTCGTAATATTTATAGGTCGTTTTATGGAAGACATAAGTCTTCAACAACTTTTATAGGAGGTTAGTGGTATGACTAAAGAAGAGTTTAATCAGAAAGTCGAAAACGTAAAAACCAAAGTTAAAGAAAATGTTGAGAAAGGAAAAGAGAAAGCCAGAGCGGCTGCCGCATGGTGTATCGATCATCCTGCTGAAACTATCGGCATTGCAACGGTTACTGTAGCAGCTACCAAAGAAGCTAATAAGCTTATAGGCAGAGCTGCAAGTATCCATGCAATTCACGAGGAAGAGAAGCGCAGGAAGTTAGAAAGATACGACCCGGTAACTCACTCATGGGCAACTCTTAGAAGACCTCTCAACTCGAGAGAACAGGAGGAATTTGCAGAAAGAAGACAGAACGGAGAATCAGCTATACTCATACTTAAATCCATGAACGTTTTGAAGAATTAAATCTTTAAAGAATTGAGGATCGCGATATTTAGATCCTCTTTTCTTTTTGTCGTAAAAATTGTCTCTTCTATTATGGAGGAGGCAGAAAGAGAGGTTTAAATGACAATTCTTAAAGCTATGGTATTAGCGTTATTTATCATTGTAAGTATATCTGTTTTTTCTTATATAGGATTAAAAATATTATCAGAATTTTGCGAAATTTATGTAGAATCACATCCTGATGATTTCTTTTACTATGAAGGAAAAATAGGTATTTTAAACGAAACTACTAAAAATCGAATTATAGCATGGCTGGCATTATTCAATTAAAATGTTTAATGCCTCCTCTTTTCTTTTTAATTCGTAATTTTTACAGGGTCTTTAATGGAAGAGAACTATATAACAATTTAACACCAATAGGAGGAATTATTATGAAGAACACTTGGACAAAGGATAACTTCTACTATGTATCACTGGTTAACAAGAGCAACCGTGAAATCAAGAGCATTATCGCTACTATGGGCGATAACGCTTCATACGTTCACGATGCAAAGGGAAACCTGGTAGCAATGAAGAGACCCATCATCACAAGAAACGACAAGTAATTAAACCTAAAGGTACGAGGATTTGATTTATAAATCCTCTTCCTTTTTTCGAAATTCTTACTTATCCTATTATGAAGAATACGAAAGGAGGTATTGCTTATGTTCGCATTATACATGATATTTATGACAATCTTTGTAGAGGTTGTAAGTTTTGCAGCCATTACAGCAGGTCTGATCACATGTGTATTAAGTCTGATATTTGGCAAGAAGCATTCGTAATTTTTACACGTTCTTTAATGGGAGAGTAGATAGATATTTTAGTAATATTTGTCTACTCTTCTATTTCTTTTTAACTATCAATTTTAAAGTCGGTAAAGAGCCGCAGAAAGGAATGTAGAATGACTAACAAAGAAAGGTTCGTAGAAGTATTTGGTAAGGAGAGCTATGAGAATCTGGTAAAGGCAGCGAAGGAATCTAATGCTGTTGATATTTTTGTATGGCTTCTCGAAGAGTTCCAGGTAAAGACACAGCTGAGTGATGCAGAGATCGAGTATGTCAAGAACGACGAGAAAGCGGTGGCTGATATTTTGGAAGAAGAAATTCCTGAAAAGAAGACTCGTCGTGGTGGATCACGCAAGGGTAGAGGATACGATCTTAAGTGGTATGTTGATGCAGTGTCAGACTTTTATCTTGGAAAGGCTGCAAGCATCGAGTTCACTTTGAAAGATGACAGATCTTCTGGAAAGAAGACTAGTAGTATTGATGGTTTTAAGAACAGATGGATTATAGCCGTTAAAAGTCTCGGACTCGAAGAGGAAGTAACAATTCACAAATATTATAAGGGAACTTGTAATGAGTGCATCAGTCTTGAGAAACCGAACTTTAAGAACTCTAAGGCAGCTGGTTTTCAGTATATGAGATAAGGAGGTGATGGTATGAGTAAACCAATATGGATTTTTGAAGAAGATCAAGTCAATATAATTGCAGTAGGAAAGAGTGAATTAAAAAATTTCAATCTTTACAACATAGATGGGATATTTATTCCAAAAAAGAAAGTTATTGTAAAACATGCGAGAAAAGACTCAGAGTATTTAATAATTCGTATTCATGGAGACAATACGAAATATTTAGTTAAATCAAATGATGTGAAAAATGATCACATTATTAGCCATGTTGAATATTTTTGGAATGGTGCTAGAAGTATTGAAGCTGAACCATTAACTGACGACACTATTGAAATATGTAAAAATAGAGGAATCAAAGTTTTTACAGCAAGACACTGGTGGCCTAGCAATAGCGTTTATGATAAAATTCATACCATGTATCATGCTTCTACTAACATGACAGATGAAGAAATATCAGCATATTGTTTAAAAGAAGAACAAGATACTCAATTAGAATTAGAAAATTTTCGTAGAAAAGAAAAAGAAAGAGGAAGTGTTAATAATAATCATGCTTTGTTTGCAAAAATTTGATTAAAAAGGAGATAACGGAATGAAAGTCTTGATCATGATTTACATTCTAATTGGTTTTGTTATTGATGTTGTACTTGCTATAGGATTAATCTATTTAAATGAGGGTAAGGTTGCACTAGATAAAATAACTAAGGACTTTAAAAAGAAGCATCTTAATCTTATCTTGGCGTTATTTTTCATAGAAATGCTGTTTATATGGCCATATGTTATGTTCATATATAAACCAAAAAGTGATATGGAGGTATCCGATGAGTGATTTTTACAAAGAGAAAGATGGTCAGCTGTCATTCGTAAAGCCAGTCAAAGAAACTGATAAGCGGAGCTTGTATAAATATACAGGCCCCGTTTTTCGTTTCGATCAGTGTATTGCCACAGTAACCCTCGAGACCTGGGCTAATACTCCGGCAAAGGCATATAGTAATATGGTGTATCAGGTTAAGCAGAGACTTGGTTATCAGCCTACTGCTCAACTGAGAATAAGTAAAAATTTAATAGTGAAGGAGGAACTACAATATGGGAAATCTGTTTAAAGTTGTAGGATGCATAACGACAGTTGTTGTGATCTACAAGATAGGCTATAAGTTCGGATATTCCGATGGTTTTAAGGAGGCTACAGTTCATGGACCTAAAAACTGAATGCTGTGCTAAATGCGGCATAGATCTCTTCGAATCTTCAGAAGGGAACAACTATAGAAAGATATTTCGTTCTTTTGCTACCAAATTAGTTGATGGTGTTGAGTTACATTTCTGTATCAATTGTTATAAGCAGTTGAATAATAAGTTTGAAGAGGAGAAACAGGATGAAATGGAGTGACCGGTTTGGGTATCCCAAATTGAAAGAAGAAGTTGCTAAGCGTGACCCTCAGGTGGTTAAAGAAATTCTAGAACTACGTTCTCAGGATCTTGGTATGCATGATATTGCTAAGACCTTAATTGATAGGTATGTTACTTATAGAATACCTGAGGGTGATAAAAGGATAGACGATCTAGCTTTTGGCGAAGGCGGAATCTATGATATTTTATTACCCAAGCCTAAAGATGGATATGACCTCGATGGTTTAAGGAATCTTGCTACTTCTGTTATTGGATGCGCCGTGGAGGATTATGGATATTCTTTATCTCATAACATGTCCAACGAGCATCCTGTTTCTGAAAAATTCTTTACTTCGGGATTGTGTGATGTGTATTTAGGTGTATTCGATATTCCTATGACCGGAAAAGATGTAATGGATGAAGTTAAAAATAGAGTAGCTAATGGGGCGCGTTGGAGGTGAATATGATGTATGCATTCCTGATATTTTTATTGGTTCTGTCTATGTTTCTAAACTTTTGCTTAATATCGAGAATACTTTGTCATGATGCTGAATTCTATCTGGATACTTCGGATCCGGAAAATGTAAAACCGATTCTCAAATTTGATCTTGACGAGGTGGAAGACAAACCGTTCTTTATAGTTAAGGTGTCGAAAAATAATCCGCCTCTTTAATGGAGTATACTAAATAAAATCCTAAGGAGGTGAAAGAAATGGGAGTATACGAAGAATTTGATGAACTGGTATTGCAGAAGATCGAAGAAGCAAAGGATATTTCATTAGCATCTTTGAACACTGATAGCAATCCGAAAGAGAAGAAGGCGAATCCGTTGTTAACTGTCAATGAACTCGTTAAGACTCGAAATGAGTTTCAGGCTCAGAAAGCTGAAATGGAAATGAAGCAGAAAGAGCTTGATGCTAAGAAAGTCGAGAATATTAACGAATGCGTTAAGACAGCTGGCGGTATAGCTGGATCGATATTTGGAACTATTGCGTTCAGTAAGATGTTTAAGAATCTTTTGAAATTTGAAGAAACTGGGCATATCGTGACATCAAGTGCTGGTAGAACCATGCTTAGTTGTTTAAGGATATTTAAGAAGTAATTCTAAGATTTGAGGATCTGTTGTTTAGATCCTCTTTTCTTTTTTGAAAGGAGAACAAATGATTAGAAAAGAATCGCTATCAATCGTATTCACGATTATAGGTTGTGTAGGCACTATAGCGACTGCGGTAATGGCTGCATATGAAACGCCTGAAGCACGAAGAGTAATTGAAGAACATAGAAAATCTATAGATCCATCCGGGGAGACTGATATTTCTACTAAAGAAAAAGTCGTGGACTACGCTAAATCGTATTGGCGTACGGAAGCATGTGCAGCAGTTACTATAGCTGCAGACATAGCATCATGTATGGCAGGAAGAAAAGCGTATAAGACATTGCTCGGATATTCTGCTACTGCGGCTGCTATAGGCGCGAAATACAAGGACAAAGCTATAGAAGCGATAGGGAAAGAAAAAGAAAAGTTCCTTAATTCACAAGTAAGGGACGAGGTAAAGTCCGACGAGTTCTCAACCAAGAAGGTATGGTTCTATGAACCAGCAAGTGGACAGTTATTCCAGTCAACATGGTCGGATATTTACAGGAATGAGTATGATGCAACCATGCAATTGTATGCAGCTTACTATGAAGGTAACGCTAGTAATGGCGAGGTTGAATTGGGCGACGTATATCCTCAATTAAGAAAGCTTGCACCTAAAACTGCCAAATGGGTTTGGGATGTCGATAGAACTATACATCGTTACGGATATCCTTGGATCGACTTCTATCATGAACGCAAAAACGGAAAAGCGTCTGAAGATGGTGACGAAATCGATTGGAACTTGAATGATGGCAGAGAAACATATGTAATAAATTATGGGGCATGGCCAGAACCGCCTGAACTTTTTGATTAATTCGAAAAAAGATCTGGTCGTATTATGGAAAGGAGGTATAACTATGAAAGACCCATTTGAAATAAGAAATCCGAAAGCAAAATTTGCAGTATCTGTAATCGGCATTGCTGTTGGAATAGCAACTACTATCGGTTACGCAGTAGATGCAAAAGATGCAAGAGCGGAGATCAAAAGATCAAAATTTGTTGTATTAAGTAATACCGACGATGACGAAGAAGACGACGAAGAATAAAGAATTGGAGGATTCCGGATATTTATGGGATCCTCTTGTTCTTTGAAAGGAGCAAAAATGAAGATTCAAAAAGGACTATTAAGAATCGGAAAAGTCATATCGAAACATAGTCCGGGAATTTTAACTGCTTTAGGTGTTATTGGCATGGTTTCAGCAGGAATCTCAGCAGTAAAGAATACTCCAAAGGCTGTGGATATTTTGAAGAAAGCTGAAGAAGAAAGCGATGAGCCAATAACAGTAGTTAAAAAGGTTAAGTTATGCTGGAAGCAGTATGTTTTTCCTGTAGCATTGGCTGTTGTGTCTATAGTAGCAATTATATTTGCTAGAAAGATAGATAGTGGTAGAACTGCCGCACTAATAACAGCCTGCAAAGTCTCTGAAGAAGCATCAGAAATGCTAAAAGAAGAAACCAGAGAAGTTGTGGGCGATAAAACAATGGCTAAAATAGAGGAAAACATAGCCAAAAAAGAATTGCAGAATAGTCCCATGACAGACGGTAATGTATATTCTACAGGTAAAGGTACGACACTGTATTATGAATCCTATTCAGGAAGATATTTCAGAGCGAATAGAGATTTCGTAGATCGGGCACGGAATGTGTTTATTGCACAGCTTCAAGACTATGATACGATGTCAGTTAATAACTATATAGAATGCTTTGGATTACCGCCTATAGATGATGTTACAACCGGACGTCTTCTTGGATGGAATATTAATACCGTTAAGAGGAAATGCGGAGGTCATCTGCCTGAACTAGAATTTGTGTATAGCGAAATAGATACGGGTGAAGTATGCGGATACATCAGATTGGATATTGATCCCGAGATAGGTTATGATGACTATCATTCGTAAAAAATTCATGCTGTATTATGGGATAGAGTCCCAGAAAGGAGACAATCATGTCAGACGAGCAAATCAAAGAGTTCAACGAGAACGAAAAAAAGGAAGAAAAGGTTAGCAAGACCGAGTATCTCAAGAATAACTGGAAACCTATAGGGCAGGGATTCCTGTTCGGTACAGTTTTCGGAACTATTGCTGGATCAATCGGTACTGCAATCGCACTTTCCAAAGACGACGATCTTGACGAAGAAGACGAAGAATCATCTGATGAAGACGAGACCGAAAGCTAAGGACTCTAAAGACTGAAAAGAATTGAGCTTAGAGCAAATCTAGGCTCTTTTCTTTTTCTTTTTTCAAAGAAAGGATTAAAAATGGATAGCATATTACCAAATAATTCAGATGCCGCAAAGGCACTTGAATCCGAAAAGACTGAAAAAGTCGTAAATCATCCAGTAGTACAGGGTAAGGTTAAGCATCGTACGACCATGGGTAAGCTTCTCAGGCAGACGTTTATACCTGAAGACGTGTCTGATGCTAAGGATTACATTCTTACTGATCTTGTTATGCCGGCTATTAAGAATGGGATATTTGACACCATTCTTAATATTATCGATTATTGGAGGGGTGGAGCTGGAACATATAGAAGGCCGTCCAATGTATCTGCGCCCAGACCGAGAATCGGACAGGCATATGACTATAACAGATCATCTAGACTGACGGGTCCTAGAGTATCTACAGCTCCTGTAGAACCTGTTTCTGCTGGAAGATATTCTTATGACGACATCGTAATCGAGGATTATGCACCTGAAATGGGCGGATCACCGAAAGCAAGAGCAGACGCTGAAGGCGTTCTTGTATGTATGCAGAATACAATTGATAGATATTCTGTTGTTAGAATCTCTGATCTGTACGATTTTGTTGGCCTTACTGGTGTTCCAAATGATTACAATTATGGATGGACAAATATTTCATCAGCCAGTGTAAGAAGGGTTTCTGGCGGATGGCTTCTTGTACTTCCTAAGGCAATGCCTATAGATACAATTTAAGGAGGAATTATATTTATGAAATTACCTGTAAAACTGGTTAGAGTTACTAACTCAGTAGCAACTTGCCTTAAAGCGAATTCTCCAAAGATATTAGTTGGAGTTGGAATCGTTTCTTCTATTGCAGCAATAGCAGATGCTATAAGACAGACTCCTAAAGCCGAAGAGATTCTTGAAAGACATAAGGAAGAAATAGCAGAATGCAAGGAAGCACTTGCTCAGAACGATCCTGAGTATACAGAAAAGGTCTATAAGAAAGATGTTTTCTATACATTTGTGAGAACTGGTGGAAAGCTTGTTAAGTGCTATGGTAGATCACTCACTTTTGAAGCAATTTCGATATTTAGCTTTTGCGGAGCGGTCAAGATCCTTGATTCCAGAAACAAGCTCCTGTCTTCTGCTTTAGCAGCAAGTATTGATGCAGCATTAGCCGATAGAAAGAAAGTTGAAGAGGCTATTGGTGAAGAAGCGGCAGCAAAGATATTTAATGGTACTACCGAAGAGAAGGTAACAGAAGAGATCGTTGACGAAAACGATAAGAAGAAAAAAGTATCTAAGAAGATAAATGTTGTAGATCCGAAGAACTTTGAAAGTGAGTATGATATTCTCTGGATGGATGGTGATCCGGGATGGGATCCTTCACCTGAACTTAGAACTTATACAGTAGGAGAAGTAGCAGCTCATTTCAATAAAATTCTCTTTGACGAGAAACTTGTCAAGGCAGTATCTTTGAACGATGTTCGTAAGTACTTTAAGAAACCCTCTGAGGCATTCACAGAACTTGGTCAGGTCGCTGGATGGAACCTTAAATCAGACGATCAGGCAGTTATTCTGAGAATGAGAGAAGTATCGATACCTGATCCTGAAAATCCTAGGATATTCCGTGATGCAGTAATCATTAGTCCTAATATTTCCGGATCAATAGTCGAAAGCTATGTAAAGTGAGGATATTTATATGAAAGGAACATGCTTTGTAACATTTATTATAGGGGCTGCTGTTGGTTCAGCGGCCTCTTACTTTATATTTAAAAAGAAATTCCAGAAAGATGCAGATGCACAGATAGCTGCAGTTAAGTCTAAGATGGCTGAGATCCAGGAATCTAGTGATATTCTTAAGGACGCTAAAGCTAAAGCAGAGGCTAACCACAATAAGTCTTTTGACGATATTTCAAAAGATCCGGAAGAAAAGCCTGACGACTATACCGATTATTCTGCAATTTCTTCAAAGAATAAGCCTATGAAAAATAATAAGAAAATTTCGGATGATGGTATTAGATCGATCATAGAACACGACTATTACAATTACATAAATAATAAGAACTTTGCCGAAAAGATATTCACATTCTACCAGGGTGATAGTTCACTTGTAGATGAAGAAACTGGTGTGATTGTACCCGACGCTGACACATATGTAGGTGCTAATGGAGTTGACGCCATGAATAAGTCACTTGTCGAGGAGATGTACTTTGTTGACGAGAAGAAGAAGACAATCAACTGTGTATCCATCTCTGAAGACTCCTACTATGGCAATGAAGAATGATGCAAGAAGAAAAGTATTGTCGCAAGTTAATCTCTATAGTATTTGACAAAAGATATTCTGTAGATACATACAACAATCTGTTCATGTATCTATATTCTTGCGACTTTACATGGCCTAGGTCTGTTCCTGGAGATGCTAATAGAGCAGAGGATGGACTCCAATTGCGTCACGAATTAGGATTCTCGGATATTTTACAAGACAAGCCTTGCTCTATCCTCGAAATGTTAATAGCATTGTCATTAAGAATAGAGCAAGATGTCATGCATAACTCAGAAGAAGGAGATAGAACATCTCAATGGTTCTGGGAAATGATGGTAAATCTTGGACTAGGATCTCAAAGTGACCGCAATTATGATCCCGCTTACGTCAACTCTTGTGTCGATAGATTCATTAATAGAAAATACGATGCAGATGGTGGGAATGGAGGGATATTTGTAATAGGCCGACCTAGAAGAGACTTGAGACTGGTTGAATTATGGTATCAAGCTATGTGGTATTTAACAGAAAATGAATGAAAGGAGGGCTTATGCTTGATTTTCTTAGAGTGTACACGAGATACCCTAAACGTGATACAATCGAGATATATCCTGAATTTCTAGTTAAGCCCTCCAAGGACTTAATGATTAAAGGATCAAGTTTTTATGCTATTTGGGATGAGAAGTCAAACTTATGGTCTACGGATCCGTATAAAGCTATTGACATGATTGACGAAGAGATAGCACAATACGCCAAAGAGCATGCCTCAGAATTAAACGGTCAAAATGTTCATGTATTATATTTAAGCGTGTCTTCAACTGGAATGATTGACAAATGGATTAGGTATACTACAAAGCAGCTGTCCGACAATTGGAAACCGTTAGACGAAAGACTGATATTTTCCAATGAAGAAATAAAAAGGTCCGACTATGCTAGTAAGAAATTGTCTTATCCATTAGAACCGATGGAGATACCTTATTATAAGGAGCTGACATCTGTTTTATATTCTCCTGAAGAGATGCATAAAATAGAATGGGCAATTGGATCAATAATCACTGGAGACGCCAAAAAGATTCAGAAATTTGAAGTTCTTTATGGATCAGCAGGTACTGGTAAAGGAACTATACTTGAAATCATCAGAAGATTGTTCGACGGATATTATTGTACATTTGAAGCTAAGGCGTTAGGTTCTGCAAATGCGTCTTTTGCTCTCGAACCGTTCAAGAACAATCCGTTAGTCGCTATACAATTTGATGGTGATCTCAGCAAGATAGAAGACAATACCAGAATAAATTCATTGGTATCCCATGAAGAAATGATAGTTAATGAAAAGTTTAAATCTACGTACACAAATAGGTTTAAATGCTTTATATTTATGGGTACTAATAAACCCGTAAAGATCACTGATGCGAAATCTGGATTGATTAGACGTCTTATCGACGTGTCTCCAACCGGCAACAAAGTACCAGTCAATCAATACAACAAAGCTATGGATGCTATAAACTTTGAACTTCCGGGTATAGCATGGCATTGTAAAGAAGTATATGAAAGCGATCCTAATTATTATCAGGATTATATTCCTGTTAACATGCTGGGTGCATCAAATGACTTCTATAACTTTGTCGAAGACAGCTATGATATTTTCAAGTCAGAAGACTGTGTAACTTTAAAAGCTGCTTGGGAAAGATACAAGATTTATTGCGACGATGCTAAAGTAAATTTTCCTTATAATAAAAGAGCGTTTAAAGAAGAATTAAAGAACTATTTTGACACGTTTGAAGAACGATCTAGAACCGAAGAGGGAACACCAGTATACAATTTATATTCTGGTTTTAAGTTTCATCTCGGAGGTGAAAACATTAAGAAAGACTTAAAGAAATTAACTAAATCGGGTGAGTGGCTTAATCTTAATTGTACAGAATCTTTGTTCGATATTTATTGCAAAGACTATCCTGCGCAATATGCTACTCAAGATGGTATTCCAAGTAAGAAATGGGTGAATTGCAAAACGACGTTGTCTGATATTAAGACAACCCGTGAGCATTATGTCAAGGTGCCAGAAGTCATAGTAACAGTAGACTTCGATTTCAAGGATGCAAATGGAAATAAAGACAGAGAGAAAAACTTGGAAGAGGCGTCTAAATGGCCACCGACATATGCTGAGTTCTCTAAGTCTGGAGCAGGCGTACATCTTGAATACTTTTATAAAGGTGATACATCTAAGCTCAGTCCGATATTTGCACCGAACATCGAGATCAAAGTTGCTACTGGAAATAGTGCATTAAGACGTAAGCTTACTTATTGCAACAATTTGCCAATAGCGGAAATAAGTACCGGTTTGCCATTGAAAGGAGATAAAGATGTGACGAACTTTAACGGTATTGCAAATGAAAAATCTATAAGAACTTTGATCAAGGAGAATCTCGAAAAGAAGATTCATCCCGGAACTAAGCCATCAGTAGACTTTATATACAAGATTCTTGAAGATGCGTACAATTCAGGTATTAAGTATGATGTATCAGATATGCGGAATGCTGTTCTTGGTTTCGCAGCTGGAAGTAGTCATCATGCTCAGGATTGTATAAAGCTTGTTGGTCAGATGAAGTTTAAGTCTGCAGAAATCTTGGACGACGAAGCAGAACTCTATCCTATAGCACCAATGGCAGAAGATCCGACAATTATATTCTTTGATTGTGAGGTGTTTCCAAATCTGTTCTTAATCAATTGGAAGAGACAAGGACATGGTCAACCGATTATTCGTATGATCAATCCCAAACCGTCTGAAGTTGAAGATTTGATGCATCATAGACTTGTTGGTTTCAACTGTCGTAGGTACGATAACCATATGCTTTATGCCCGAATGATGGGATATTCTGAAGAGCAGCTGTTTAGATTGTCTCAAAGAATCGTTGGTGGCGACAAAGACGCTTTCTTCGGAGAGGCTTACAATGTTAGTTACACTGATATTTATGATTACTGTGCAAAGAAGCAGTCCCTTAAGAAATGGGAGATAGAGCTTGGTATTAAACACATGGAGCTTGGTCTTCCTTGGGATCAGCCAGTGCCTAAAGAGAAGTGGATTGAGGTATCTGAATATTGTGACAACGATGTCATATCGACAGAAGCAGTATGGGATGCAACTCAAGGCGATTTCCTTGCCAGAGAGATTCTTGCAGACCTTGCTGGTGCAACAGTAAATGATACCACAAATACACTTACACAGAGACTGATATTTGGTAACAACAAGAAGCCTCAATCCGAATTCAACTACAGATTCCTTGGAGACAAACCTAAAGGTAAGTCGTTTACATGGAAAGACGTAATACCTTATGCAGAAGGTAAGACTGATCATAAGCCAGAAGGACAGGTATGGTTTGATGGATATACTTATGTTGACGGTGTAAGTTCATATCGTGACGTTGCAGAAGTAGGTGAAGGCGGTAGAGTCTATGCCAATCCTGGATCTTATGGCCATGCAAAGACATTTGATGTGGCTTCACAACATCCTCATAGCATTATAGCAGAAAGACTATTCGGAGACTATACTGATATTTTCGAAGAACTTGTTAATGCTCGTGTAGACATAAAGCACAAGGATTTCGATAAGGCATGTCAATTGTTTGAAGGTCGTCTTGCTAAATACTTGACAGATCCTGACCAGGCAAAGATGTTGGCACAGGCACTGAAGATAGCAATTAATTCAGTGTATGGTCTTACTGCAGCTAAGTTCTCTAATCCGTTTAGAGATCCTAGGAATGAAGACAATATTGTTGCAAAACGTGGAGCTCTGTTTATGATCGATCTGCAGCATGCTGTAGAAGATCTTGGATACAAAGTCATACACATTAAGACCGATTCGATTAAGATACACAAGCCCGATGAATTCATCGAGAACTTCGTCAAGAGATTCGGTGAATGCTATGGATATTCTTTCGAAGTTGAAGACGAATGGGATCGTATCTGTCTGGTAAATGACGCAGTATTCATAGGTCACACTGCAGAAGGATGGAAAGCTACAGGTGCACAGTTCCAGCAGCCTTATGTGTTTAAGACTCTGTTCACTCATGAGCCTATAACATTTGACGACCTTTGTGAGACTAAATCTGTGTCTAAAGGCGCTTTATATTTGGACTTTGAAGACGGAACAGATATGAAATTTGTTGGAAGAGTCGGTCAGTTCTGCCCTGTAAAGCATGGTGCCGTTCTGTATCGTGTTGACAACGGCAAGAACTACGCAGCAGCTGGAACAAAAGGATACCATTGGTTGGAATCAGAAATGGTAAAGAAACTTGGTAAGGAAGATGACATTGATATTTCTTACTATGAAAATTTAGTACATGATGCAATGGGTGCTATAATCTCATTCGGATATTTTGACGATTTCGTTGATCTGTCAAAGCCTTATGAATTTGAGCCATTCATGAATGAACCCGTTGGAAACGACGTTCCTCTGGAATTGCCGTTTAAATAATTTATATTTAAGGAGATAACAAAATGGATTACTCAAGAAACTTATTGGAAATCGCTAACGCTCACATTCTTTTCAGGAACTTCTCGGGTCGTGAAAAGACAGCAATTGTCAATGGACGTCAGAAAGTCGTCAACGACGAGGGTAGGAGAAACTTCACAGTTGTCATTGATCCTACGGTCAGTGATATTTTCTGGAATGGTCAGCAGGTAACTAATCCTGACTTCGGACAGGAGCTCGCTGATCTTGGTTATAACATTAGTGTTAAGCCTGGAAGAGAAGAGGGTGAAGGACCTCAGTACAGGCTTCCCGTTGCAGTATCATTCGATGGTCCTGTGGCACCCAAGATGTTCCTTATCACAAATGGAAATAAGGTTCCTCTTGATGCAGAGTCTATATGTAATCTCGATTATGCTGATATTGTCAAGGCTGACATTGCTATTAATAACGGTAGACCTTATGATAGTAATGGTCGCGAGATGCTCAAGGCTTGGTGTAATGAGGGATATTTCACCATTTCCCAGAGCAGATTTGCATCTGAGTATGACTTTGACGAAAATCAGTAATTCGTAAAATTTGCCTGCCGTATTATGGGAGTTATAGAATCCCGTTACTTTTGACTAGGAAGAGTCTTGGATATTTATCTGAGACTCTTCCCTTTTTCTAAAAAAGGAGGCAAATGAAAAAACAAATCGTTTTAACAACCCTATTGATATTCTTTGTTCTATGTGGTTTTAAGTTTCAAGACGGATCAGGAGTTATTTATCACGACAAAGGAATTATATTTAATAATGTTGTCGTTGATGAGTTAGATTTTACTCCTCAAGAACGTTATGAACTTAGAGCAATTGCTGATGCCGAAGCTCGCAATCAAGGCATTAAAGGAATGGCTCTTGTAATGAGAGTTGTACTTAATCGTTATGAGTATGGTGGCTACGGCGAAGACATACATAGTGTGATATTTGCATATAAGCAATTTCATACACCAGGAATGCCATCATACGATCACTTAAGTAAGGAATCTGAACTAGCTCTTATGTGGGTGATCAATGGATGGGACGAATCTGAAGGCGCATTATATTTTTGTGCTGATGGTTATAATGGTCCAATACATCTGTTCAAGTATGGCGATCATTGGTTTAGTAGAAAAGATGAAATACTGGTTATTAAAAGGAGTGCAGAATGAAACTATTTAGAAGAAAAAAGGAACCTAAAGCTATGGTGTGTTGCTCATGTGGAAGAAAATTGGGCGAGTACGTGAAAACTGCTGAGGTTGAAGACGGGACTGATGATATTTACAATGTGTGTCCGGATTGCTACGATAAAACGATTAATAAAGTTTTAGAAAAGGGGAATGGCGATGTTCGTTAAATTGATATTACTTGAAGGTAAGAAAGAACTCAAGGTTATGGTAAATGCTAACCTTGTTGACTACATCGTGGACAACGATGAAAAAGAAAAGGGAACTTGTATTGTTATGATGACTAACGGTATGAAAAGTGTTGTTAAGGGTTCCTACGATGATATTTGTGAGCAGTTTATAGGGACTAGAAGACCTCACTATATCGATTATTCCAAAACTAAAAAGAAGGAAAAGAAAGAATCGTAATAAAAACTTCTTCTATTATGAACAGTAGTTCAGAAAGGAGAATGTTATGATTAATAACGAAATAAAACTGAATAATGACTTTAACAAATGCAAGGAACTGTTAAGGAAGCTTAACAAAGTAAACGATGTAAGAGAATCATTATCGTTTGTACGGGCATACGATGATTCAACAGAAGGTCGAGTACTTGGTTGGGATCTTAACGCAGACAAAGATTTAGCAAAGGAATTTAACAGGTTGATCATTGAATATGTCATGGCAGCCGAAGAAAACTAATGGTTTAAGGATCAAGAGAGATTGATATTTATCAGTCTCTCTTATTCTTTTTGAAAGGAGGTAATATGGTCACTGTAATTAATCAAAACGTGCCAATATGTCCTAAATGTGCTTCAGGTATGCACAAAAGGTATAACATGTTCGGTGTTGTTTATATTTGTAACGACAATAACCACATCTGGAGAGTTGTGGATCGCAACAAGAACGATAATGAAATAGTAGTAACTGACAACCATCTCGAAGCGGAGGCGTATAATGGAGAATGATATTCATGAAGGTGATGACGTGATCATTTCAGGTAAAGTCACTGCTGTACTTGATATTGATCTTGGTGTACGGTATCTTGTAGTATTGCCTAGTAATCGTCGTGTAATTGTAGGGGAAATGGATATTAAGTCATATCGTCCGGAAGTAAAGGTTGATGGGGAAGATCACAGAAAGGGGAATTGATGAACCGTAAAGAAAGACGTTCTGCTGGCAATAGACGTAGGAATGATATTTACCAGAAGTATCGTAAGTTTCTGGAGATCGTGGACGACGTAAAGACTTACAAATGCGAGACTTGTGGGTCGATGTTTGGTATCATAACCTACAAAGATGGAAGGAAATCAGGTACAGCTCAGGCAGGTTTTGCTGAGCCTTGTGAAAAATGTAAGGAGATGATGGCTAATGGAGATTACGGACAAGGAATTAATAAACATTCAGAAGCAGCAGGCGATTGACACACTAGAAGATGTGCTCGAGCTGCTTGACCTCGAAGACCTTGATATTCACAGAGAGCTCGAGTTTAAGTTTCTGAACAGACGTGGTAAAGACATGTATGCCGGTATGGATAAGATCCTCAATAGAACTCGTAAGAGAATACGTGAAGCTATTGTTTATATTAAGGAGGATATGGATGAATAACGATATGGACGCTCAATTCTTATGTAAGGATTGTGCAAGATTCAACCAGTGCCAGTATTACGACAGAAGAAAAGAGGATTCTTATATTTGCAAGTATTTTCACTTGACAGAAACCGATATATCTCAGTTGAAAGAGACTGTACAGCAGCAGATAGATGTTCAAGAAGCATATTACAAAGGCATGATCGACGGGATTAAAGAATGTACAGCGAAGCTCAAAAAGATGAACGAAGATTTGATGAAAAGAGGTGAACTAAATGACAAGACTTGAAGCGAATGAAGCTGTTATTCTTGAAATGTCTAAAAGATCGGAATCAAAGCCATCTGGGACTTATGAGGAAATGGTAATATTTAATCTTGGCACAATTGCTACAATGCTTACGGATATATCTAAAAGCCTTGCAATTATAGCAGACAAGGCAGAAAGTGAGGAAACAGAATGAAAGTAAAAGGTGTTTTATTAAAATTTGACGTTCCAAATGCTTTTCATAGTGTAATATCTAAAGATTGTAAGATTGATATTCCGGATAAAGTTCCTATTATTCATGATTTTGATATGACACATCCGCCTATAGGTTTTTGTAATGTGACGCGTACAAATGAAGGACTGATATTTGAAGGTGATGTGACATCTCCATATAGTGAGATTATTGCTGGAATGATTAAAAATGGCGAAACTGCTGGCGCTGGAGGACATTATATTAAGGTTAAAAGAGATGAAAAAGGGCTTATAACTGAAATGGATTTAAGAGAAGTAAGTTATGTCAGAGTACCTGTTAATCCTGATTATAAATTTGAGATTGTTGCAGAAAGTGAGGAAACAGAATGAGCTACGAAACAAATGATAAGATGGTGAGTCATCCGGATCATTATAAGTCCGGGAAGTATGAAGTTATTGATATTATTGACGAGTTTACTAAAGACTTGTCAGGTACTGAAGCTGTGTGCACGGCTAATGCGATCAAGTACATTCTGAGATGGAAAAAGAAGAACGGCATTCAGGATGTAAAGAAGGCTATTTGGTATCTCTCTCACCTGGTTGAGCATTTGGAAAATGTAGATCTTGCTAAAGCTACTGAAAAAGAATGTTTTTCGTGCAATGATTGTAATAATGAATGTCCTAAAGATTGTCCTGGAATTGATGACGATGAAGCTCCAACTACACCTATGAGGGTTGTGGATATTCCGGGCCAGGAAAATAAGATCTACGTGCCAATTAATTAAGGATTGAATAGGAAAAGAGGTAAAATAATATGGAAATAGCATTTTATATTTTGTTAGTAAGTTGGGTAATACTGCTTGCGTGCTGTATAGTTGCTATAGCACGTTTTAAGAAGGCTAATGACAGTCTTGACACCAGCCTTGATACGGTGATTGAGCTTGATGAAAAGATACAGAGTCTTTGGAATCAACTTAATGATGCCGAGAATGATAGAGATAATTGGCAAAATAAGTACGAGAAGTTGGAGAAGAATAAAGCCACTAAAGCCACTAAAGAAGATAATAGCATCATATATGTGGATAAGGGGTGTGTTGAGTATGTTATAGCAGATGTAAATGTAAGCGCTAATTTAATAAAAGATATTACTAATCATGACTTTGGTGTTAATCAAATAGAAGATTCATTGCGCTATACTATTGAAAATCGTATGATGAAAAATCTGCTGCCATATGCTAAGTACTATGTGACTTATGATATTTCAAGCAATTCTTATATCTTTAGAGTAATGATTCCTGTTGTTGAACAAGATCGTTCAAGGCAGGAATACTACGGAGACACTGAGTATCCGCTTACTAATATTCTGCTTGAAAAGGTTAAGGAGGAATAATATGTTACGTTTAGATTTGAAAGATAATAACGAAACGGTCTTATTTGTTGATCCTATGAACAGTGTTAAGATCATGAAACAAAAAGATACTGATAGAATAAAAACAACCTATGTATTATTGATCGATACCGGTAATATCGTATGCTATGCTGAATATTATTCGGAGGAACATCGTGATGAAGTCTACGAGTATGTCCTGAATAAGATTAATGAATATTTATTCCCTCAGAAGGAGGAATAATATGTTAAAAGCTATAGTAACGGTAATGGACGAAAATGATAGAATACTCGATGAAAACAGATTAATAGATGAGATTAACAGCACACCTGTTGGTTTTGGTGTTAGACATGATTTTCATTTTGCAATTGTCACTGCGGATAAAGAGATGATTCGTGAAGCGTTAAATAATAAGGAGGAACAGAATGAATAAGGATGAAATTTTGGTAATTAAATACCCATTCTTGATGAGGACTAGCGAACTTAATCAGATGTATAAAAATATTCTTGAGCAAAGAGTAAATGGTCTTATACTTCTTCCGGATTATTGTGAGGTTGTTACGGCGCCTAAAGATGTAGAGATTAAGGTTGAGAAGATGGAGAACGACGAACCTTCTTCTCCTTGGACACTTGTTGATAATCCGAATTATTCTCCATTTGATCATAGCTATAGAGCAGTAAGTCTTCACTGCGATGGATGTGGTAAGCATATAGACAAATGGGATGATGATTATGTGAGATGTCCTTATTGTGGCAAGAAGCATATGTTTTATACTAATGAAGAATTAGCTGAAGCTTTTGATAATGGAAGAGGAGGTTGATATTCTATGATTGATAATAATTATGATGAAGATTTGAATGATCTGTGTGAAGCAATGGACGTTTACTCTGATCTTAATGTTTTTATAGATAAAATAAAGTCCGCAGATGATTACAGCGAATGTATGAATATTGCTGCAACGATTTACGGAATGGGTTATCTTGAAGGTTTTGAAGCTGGTAAACTTGAAGGTAAGGAGGATTGATATTCTATGATCGATCTTGACAAAATGCTTTACGATCATCAGAAGAAAGCAATCCGTAATATGAGGAACGGCTGTATACTTAATGGTGGAGTGGGGTCTGGGAAATCTCGGACCTCACTTGCTTACTATTACCAGAAAGAAAAAGATCGTCCTCTTTATATTATCACCACTGCTATGAAGCGTGATTCAAGAGAATGGGAAGAAGAAGTTTTATATTTCTTTCCTTGTAAAGCCACGGTAATAGACAGTTGGAATAATATTAAGAAATACACGGATGTTAAAGATGCTTTCTTTATATTTGACGAAGACCGTGTTACAGGCTATGGTGCATGGGTTAAGGCATTTCTCAAGATAACAAAGTCTAACCATTGGATCATATTATCAGCTACGCCTGGAGACACATGGTCTGATTATATTCCTGTGTTCATAGCAAACGGTTTCTATCGCAATAAGACAGAATTCACGCAAAAGCACGTTATATGGAATCGTTATACTACCTTTCCTAAAATAGATAGCTATGTTCATACTGGATATTTAAACGGCCTTCGTAGGAAAGTTCTGGTAAATATGGAAGACGAAAGGAAGACGGTGCAGCACCATGAAGATATTTATTGTACGTATCCGATTACGGATTATAAGCGTGTTATTAAAGATCGCTGGGATATTTTCAAAGAGGAACCATTCCAGAATGCCGGAGCGATGTGCTATTGCCTCAGGAAAGTTGTTAATAGCGACCCTTCAAGATTTAGTGCCGTTTATGAAATTTGCAAAAATAGAGGGCGTGCGATTATATTCTACAACTACGATTACGAACTTGAGCGACTTAAGGCTGGATTTGCAGATGGATATTTTGCAGTTGCGGAATGGAACGGACACAAGCATCAAGAAATTCCTGTCGAGAGTGAAAGATGGGTATACTTGGTGCAATACAATTCTGGGTCAGAAGGATGGAATTGCATCTTAACTGACACTATTATATTTTACTCACAGACCTACAGTTACAAACAGTTGAAGCAGGCATGTGGTAGAATAGATAGGATTAATACGCCTTATCGTGATTTATATTTTTACCATCTTAAGAGTCGTTCAGGCATCGATCTTGCTATAAGTCGTGCGTTGGCGGATAAGAAGAACTTTAATGAGAATGATTTTGTGGTAAATTCGTAAAAAATACATGCTGTTTTATGGAACAGTAATTCGTTCTAATCCAACAAACTTATATTTTCTAATAGGAGGAAAAAGTTATGTTTAATAGCATGAAGAGCAAGCTGGACGATGAGGACCTTAAGGAGTTTAAGGAAAGAAGGAAGGCAATCCGTAAGGAGGACACAAGAGACACTTTTATGCAGGGTGTAGCACTTGTAGCTCCCATGGCACTGTTTGTAGGTGGCCTGTGGGCTGCAGGAAGCATCTCAGCAAAGAAAGCGGAAAAGAAGAAGAATCTTGAGGATGACCTTACCGCTAAAGGACTTGGCTTTGAAGGAAGACAGGATCCCGCTTGGTTCGCAGCAAAGTGGAACAGAAACAATGTAAACCTGATTGAGGAAGATGACGAAGAAGAGGAGGACAGCGACGAAGAATGATTTAAGATCAGGGGCTGAATAAAATCAGCCTCTTTTCTTTTTGCCCTATTGATATTTTTGTGTTGTTTTTTGTGTTGTTTTTAACATTTGTGTTGTTTTTTTTCACACATTTTCGAAAATTTTACGAATTTTTTGAAAAATTTTATATTTTGTGTTGTTTTTTTTTAACATTTGTGTTGTTTTTTTTTCAAAAATAACACAGCTGAAACCCAGTATCCATGCGGGTTCCAGCGATTTTGTGTTGTTTTGTTGTTTTATTTTTCAAATTCATTTAAAAAAATTTTTTATATAATAAAGAAAATCAAGAAAAAAAATAACAAAATAACACAATTCGTAAAAAAAACATCCCCTTTTATGGAGAGAGTATAGAAACTCTCTTTTCTTTTTGATATTTTTAGGAGGTTCTTATGGCTAGAGAAAGTGATTTTCAGGGTAAACTAATAAAGAAGATTAAAAAGATATTTCCTGATTGCATAGTCATGAAGAATGATCCTAATTATATACAAGGTATTCCGGACCTTTTAATTTTGAACGGGGACAAGTGGGCAGCTCTTGAATGCAAGAAAGATGAAAAAGCTTCTCATCGTCCTAACCAGGAATATTACGTGGATAAGATGAATGGAATGTCTTATGCCCGTTTTATATTTCCTGAAAACGAAAAGGAGATACTAAATGAATTGGAACAATCACTACAACCTGGCGGGCCAACATGCATTCCTCGGAGCGAGTAAATGGCATTGGATTAATTATTCTGATGACAAGCTCGTTGAAACTTATGAAAATTTAAAAGCCACTGAAAGAGGAACACAGCTTCATGAGTTTGCTGCTCAATGCATTAGATTGAGACAGAAATTAAAAGGAACAGCCAATCTTGCTAATTATGTAAATGATGCAATTGGTTATGGAATGTCTCCTGAAGTCATTTTATATTATAGCGATGTTTGTTTCGGGACAGCAGATGCTATTAAGTTTGATGAGAAGAAAGGCTTTTTAAGAATTCATGATTTGAAGACAGGAACAATTCCTGCTCATATAGAACAGCTTGAAATTTATGCAGCACTTTTCTGTTTGGAGTATCATGTTAAACCGGCAGATATTGGAATGGAATTAAGGATCTATCAGAATGATGAAATAAAGATATTTGAACCAACTGTCGAAAACATACTTCCAATTATGGACAAAGCTGTTTCAGCTTCCAAGATATTGAGAGGAATCAACGAAAAGGAGATCTGACATGACAACTTCTAATGAAGAGTTTGAAGCTTATTTAGATCTTGAAGAAGGTTTATATTTAGAGCACTATGGAACTCCTAGACATTCTGGAAGATTTCCTTGGGGCTCTGGAGAAAATCCTTATCAGCATGAAGATTGGTATGATGACGCTAGTAAATGGCTTAAAAGGGTTGAAGATTATCAGAAGCAGGGTTTAACCAATGCTCAGATTGCTGAAAAGATGGATTGTTCTACAACTCAATTGATATCTTGGAAATCAGTTGCTGTGCATCAGAGACAGTCTATTCAGATTTCTAAAGCTAAAGAAATGAGAGATCAGGGCAAAAACAATTCTGAGATTGCTAGAGCTTTAGGAGTTAGCGAAGGAACTGTTAGAAACTGGTTTAAGAATAATACTGTAGAAGTTAATGCTTCTAAAGGAATTAATACTGCAAAGTTCCTTGAGAAACAGATTGATGAAAAAGGTATCATTGATATTGGTAAAGGTGTTGAAAGAACAATTGGTGTTTCTGAAGCAACGATGGCGCAAGCTATTGCTATAATGAAAGGCGATGGATATTCTGTAGAGACAATAGGAATTCCTCAGGTCACCAATCAAGGAAAGCAGATCAATAGAACTCTTGCTGGTAAGTTTGATCCCGAGTTTACAAGTAAGCAAGTTATGCATGAAATGTATAAAGCAAGAGATGCTGGCGAAATTTCTTCGGTTGCCGAATACACTTCAGAAGATGGTGGAACTACATGGAAAGCTCCTAGAAGACCTGTTTCTTTAGACTCTAGTCGTATTGATATTTGCTATGCTGAGCAAGGTGGTTCTGAGAAAGATGGATTGATTGAACTTAGAAGAGGTTGTCCTGATTTAACTCTTAATAATCTTCATTATGCACAGGTTCGTATACTTGTGGACAATGGATATTATTTGAAAGGTATGGCTGCTTATTCAGATGACCTTCCCGAAGGCATTGATATTCGTTTCAATACCAATAAGCATATTGGAACTCCAATGATGGAAGGAAAGAATGGTGTTCTTAAACCGATTAAGAATGATCCTGATAATCCTTTTGGGGCAGTCATACAAGCAAGTGGACAGCCTGACTACATTGATATTTCAACAGGAGAAAAGAAGCAGTCTCCAATAAACATGGTTCATCCTGAAGGTGATTGGGGAGACTATCAGAAAACGATTCCTTCCCAATTTCTTTCAAAGCAGCCTTATGATCTTGTTCAGAGACAGCTTAACTATACTTATGAAGAAAAGTTAGCTGAGTTCAATGATATTAAGAGAATAGAAAACGTTGCTGTAAAAGAACATTATTTACAGGAATTTGCTTCGCAATGTGATTCCGATGCAGTTAATCTTGCTGCTTCAGCGTTTCCTAGACAGTCTTACCAAGTGATATTACCATTAACAACACTTAAAGATGATGAAGTGTATGCTCCTAATTATAGAAATGGAGAAAAGGTTGCACTTGTTAGATTCCCTCATGGAGGAACATTCGAGATTCCTATTCTGACTGTTAATAATAACAATCCAGAAGGAGACCGATTGATATCTAAACAGGCAAAGGATGCTATTGGTATTAATAAAACTAATGCTGATAGATTATCTGGTGCTGACTTTGATGGCGATGATGTGCTTGTAATTCCTACAGGTAAAGGTAACAAGATTGATATTCAGAATCAGAAAGCACTCGAAGGTCTTATTGGATTTGATGCAAAAGAAATGTATGGTACTAAAGCTGTAGAGAAAGATGGCAAAACCATTTATATTAATAAGAATGGTATACCGATTAAACCAATGACTGCAGCAGCAAAAGGAAAGCAGATGGGTGTTGTCACCAATCTCATTACAGACATGAGTGTTGCTGGAGCATCTGCTGACAAACTTGCTAGAGCTGTAAGGCATTCTCAGACAGTTATAGATGCAGAGAAGCATCATCTTGACTGGAAACAATCTGAGATTGACAATGATATTGCATCTCTCAAGAAAGAATTCCAGACACACATCGACAAAGATGGTAATGTTCATGTTGGTGGTGCTGGAACTCTGCTCTCAAGATCAACAGGTGAAGCTCGAATAGGAAAGACACAAGGTAATCCATACATAAACCAAAAAGGAAAACCTTGGTATGACGAAACACTTCCTGAAGGTGCGCTCATACCTAAGTTTACTGGTGAGACAAAGCCTAAGAAAGGTAAGTCATACATTGGAGAAGATGGTAAGAAGCATTATGAGTATGACTATGAGCATCCGGAGTTAGTTACTCAGAAGACTACTCAGATGGCAGCAACTAGAGATCCTTATGAACTGTCTACTGGTACTAAGGTAGAGGAAGAGTATGCTAAGTATGCCAAGAGAATGAAAGACATGGCTAATGAAGCCAGGAAAGAAATGGTGTACTTGGAGAAAGAGAAGGTTAATCCTACTGCTGCTAAAGTGTATGCACCAGAAGTAGCATCACTCAAAGCTAAGCTTAACAATGCTATCAAGCAGGCACCCAAGGAGGCGTATGCCCAGGTACTGGCCACTGCTGAGATTAATAGGCAGCACGCCATGGATCCGTCCATTGATATTTGGGGAAAAGAAGATAGAAAGAATAGACAAAGAGCTATTGAGAATGCTAGAGCACGGGTGGGGTCCAATAGGGCTAATAGAAACTTTGAGATAACAGATAGAGAATGGGAAGCGATACAGGCTAGAGCAGTATCTTATTCTACATTGAAAGAGATACTTAAGTACACAGATGCTGATGAACTTAGACAAAGGGCAACACCTAGAACTAATAATAGATCTGGATTAAGCCAGGCTCAGATAGATAGAATAAAAGCTATGTACAACAATAAGATCTATACCATATCGCAGATTGCAGATGTTATGGGTGTTTCAACTAGTACTATTTCTAATGTAATAAAGGAGGCATAAGAATGGAAAAGATTATGAGTTCTATGCTTTCTACAAAAGACAATCCTTTTAATCCTTTTGAAGACTTTGACAATTGGTACAATTATGATTCTGACAAAGGTTACAATTCTTGTGGTATTTTAGCTAGAATTACTGGAGACACAGACAATTTAGCACCAAATGAAGAAGCTTTTCTTGTAGAAAATGCAATAGATTCATTCATAAAGAGCGATCCATTACATATATACATTAAAGTTCAAAAGGAAGAAGATGTTTGATATTTTAAATAGAGTTTTTTGGATTAAAAATGTTTAAAAAAGATTTGTTTATTGTTTTTAACTTGCATTTAAAATCATTTAATAGGCATACAGGGTCATAATGGTTAACAAAGATACAATTGGATCTGCAATTCTATCTAGCAATTATGGATTCCTGTATGCCTTTGACTGTAAAGAAAACATTCTATTTTCGATTTGCAGAAAGTTTGTAAGAATTTAACGAAAGTTTAATGTTTTATAGCTAATTTGCAAACCATTCTCTTTAAGTTAGCAATCATTAGTTGTTTCATTGCTTTTGTTTGCCACAAATTTTTATGCAAATTTAACAAAAAGTTAATTTTTTATTAGAATTTATTCAAAAAGTTGGCTGTTAGACGCCTTATGGAGATGAAAATTAAAAGAAACAATGCATTTTTGCATATAGGGGGGTCTTGAGAACATACCCCACCCTTTAAAT